CCCTAGTGACAGTTCCCGTCAGCGCCCAGTATACGTGTATGCCGCGCCCTGAGTTGACGATGATGGGACGGGGTAACCCGACAGTACGGCAGAAGGCTTGAAGCGCGGCCAATCCGGTAGCTTGATCGGCGTAGCCATCGGGGCGTCCCGTCTTGGGGTTGGGCTGCGCCTTGGCTTCACCGCAGTCGATATCAAGCCAGAATGCCTTGAGCCCTTGGACGTTCTCCTTGGTGCGGTTCGCGTCCGTAGCGTACTTGGCGACACCGAAGAACACGTTCCATCCGCCCTTCGAGCGGCGTTCAACGAGGACGTCAACCTCTTCGCGCGTGGATAAAAAGTCCTGCCTTCGCTGCAATTCCTTGCCGGAGCCCTTGAGGCTCACGACAGCAAACCAGCCATCATCTGGTTGTACTGCTCTGAGAAGATCGAAGTCGGTCATATGTGAGGTCGCTACTCATCGGGCGCAGAACGCGCCTACAGAAAAAGAGCAGTGCAGGACGGGTGCCCTACGATAGCTTGGCGATATAGGCGTCCATCAACGCGCGGACCGGTGCGGAAGGGTTAGCCGCTCCAGTGAACCAGCTATACACAGTTTGGCGCGATACTTTGAACTCACGGGCCACGGCTGAAACAGGCACTTGATGCTTTATGCATGCCTGTCCCAGCCGCACCCCTAGAAGATGCCTATTGGCTTGGCCGTTCCGCTCTATGAGCCGCTGGCTATAGCCATGCACCATACTTACTCGTCCCCGTCTTCGTTGCCCCAAGCGTTGAGGACTGAGGCAAGGTCACCCTGCGCAACCACAACGTCGGCTCCCTTCTTGGGTGCCCGCTTCTTGGGTTCCGCGATGACTTCTTCCTCCTCGTCATCCGGCTCGTCGGAGTAGACAACCTTGGGCTTCGGTGCCGCAGCTTCCTGGGTCTTTGCAGGTGCCGTTTCCTGCGCAGCTACGGTCAGCACGATCATCTCACGCGTAGCCGGATCACTGCGCGCTGCTTGGACCAGTGCGTACTCTTCATCGGTGACGCCGCGCATCGGAGTGAACTGAAGCTCCATGGTCTCTGCATCAAGGTTATAGGCGATGTTGGTCACCACCGTGTCGGGACCTTCGCCGTTGGCGATGAGGAACTTCACATAGCTCTCGAACGGATGCACGTTGCCGCTGCCCTTACCGAAGAGCGACTTGGCGGGCACGTTGAACTGGTAGACTTCACCGGTTCCATCACCGGCCAACAGCAGCGCGATACGGCGCTGGAAGCGGCATGCACGGCCCTTACCGTTCTCACCTGAACCCACGACGTTCTTGGGGCATGAGGCGCAGTTACTAGCCTGCGGGTTGCCCGCAGCTGCCTCCGGCTTATCACCCAGGTTCGACCAGCAGTCAGGCAGGGTCGGCTTGGCATCGGGGTCGTACTTGCCGGCATAGAACGTGCGGCTGACCTTGGGCAGTGCGTCAACGATGATGGCATTGAACTCCCCACGGATGGCCTTGCCGATCTGCTCACCGTTGACGACACGCTTGAAGGTGCCGTTGGTGTTGGTGGCGATACGGCGGGTGTTCCTCGGGGTCGCCAAGGACTTAGCGAGGTCAGACAGTTCGCGCTTAGCTACCGTCGAAACAGCGCCTTCTTGCTTGAAGATGGTCAGGTTGCTCATTTGGTTTCTCCTTACTTTCCAGTTGGCTTACGTACACGGACTACATACTTGGTATCGGCGTTCAGGCCGATGGGCAGGTCTTCTGGGTTATCCTCAAGGAACTGGCGCATGTTGCCGTTGTGGATGCGCTGCTCAAGCAGGAAGGGCGCATCTCGGTCCTTGATGAATTGATACATCGACTCCCAGTCACTCGTCCAGAACCGAGTGGTTGTCGAGCGGGTAACCGTACCGGCAGCGGTGCGGATGCTGTCTAGGTTCTGGTCGTTGCACAGCGTCAGCAGTGCTTCGGAGACGACATCCTGCTGAGCCTTGAGCGCAGCTATCTCCTCCTTGTGTGCTTCTTCCTTCTCGTTAATCGCATCCCGTATCCGCCGGTATGTGAGCACGAGCTCGTCGGCTTTGGCATCTTGCATGGTTTGCTCCTTCTTGGTTGTCTCCCTAAGATATTCTTACACTACACAATGTCAAGCACTTTGTAAAATTTCTTGTCGGTACAGGTCAATAATTTGTCGGTGGTTGGCGATGTTACCCTTAAGCATCTGATAAAGCTTAACTTCCACGTCGCTACCGCTGATGTGCACGATGGTCATCGGGTGCTTCTGCCCTGGTCGATCGATGCGCGCGTTGGCCTGTAGGTAGGTCTCGACAGAGGTCGTCGGGGCGTACCAGATTATGGTGTCAGCTTCGGTCAGCGTGAGCCCGTGCGAGGCCGCCTTCGGCTGGATGAGGAGTACACGGGGATGCTCGCTGGACTGGAACCGCGCGACGATATCGCTGCGTTTGTTGAGGGGCACCTTGCCGTTGATGACATCGCAGCTGATCTTCTCTTTCTCTAGGGTGCTGCGCAACAGCTCGATGGTGTGGGTGAACGGCACAAACACCAGCACCTTGCGGGTGGTCTCCTCGATGGCCTCCAGCACGACGTTGATTCGGTTGCTGACATCAAAGTGCACGACCTCGCCAGTATCCGAGTAGACGGCACCCCCACTGATCTGGAGCAGCTTGTTGAGGCGGGCGGCTGCGTTGACGGCGCTAACCTCTTCCCCGTCAGCCTCCATGATCATCTGGGTCTTGAGGAGCTTGTAGTACTTCTTCTGCTGCGCGGTAAGCGGTGCCTCGCGTTCGGTGTGCGTCACCTGTGGCAGGTCCAAGCACTGGCTCTTCTCGAACCGTATGGCGGGTTGCAGTATGCGGTGCACGACCGACTTTGCCTGCGGTTTGACCCCCCACTTGAACTGCGTGATCTTGTACATGACCGAGTCGCGGAAAGACCCGTAGTGTGGGGGGCAACCTTCAGGGTTCACAAGCTTGGCAAGACCGTAGGCATCGAGCGGAGACTGCGCCGCCGGCGTACCAGTGAGCATCCACAGGCGCGGATCAGTTGTCTTGATGAGTCGGTTGAGCACCTTCCACCGCGTGGTCTGCGCGTTCTTGTATGCGGTTGCCTCGTCAACGACGATGAGATCGAAGCCCCCTGCGGCAATCGTTTCCTCCACGACTGCCACACCGTCGAAGTTGATGATGACGAAGTCAGAGCCGGCCTCAATGATCTTCTTGCGCTGCTTCGCATCCCCGTGCGCCACAGAGCAGCTGCGGTGCATAGCAAACTTAAACAGGTCCCCCTGCCATGCGGCCTTCATGATCGAGAGCGGGCATAGCACCAGCACCCGCTTCACGAGCCCCTTCTTCATCAGGTAGTCAGCCGACCAGATGACACTCGCCGTCTTGCCGGTGCCCGCCTCGCTGAAGCAGAACGCTTTGCGGTGAAGACTGAGAAACGATGCCGTGGTCTTCTGGTGCGCGAAGGGTGTGAGCCTGCCGGTCCACTCGTAGTCCCGCAGGATGGGCGATGGGACATCTTCCACACCCAAGGCAGTCAGCTTCTGTGCTTCCTTGATACCCCAGTGCACGGCGACTTTGCTCAGGTCCTTGCGGCGCTCCATCAGGGCGCTCTTCTTTATCGACCCGATAATTGCCGCAGGCTCCCGTGTCTCCACGAGGAGAACCTTGTTATCGATGATCCGCATGTTTGCTCCTCAGTGCGGGTTATTTCTTTTTTCGTTCCCGCTTACTTACTTCTGAAACCAGGTTGTGCTTGCTGTCTCGCTTGAAGGAGCGGTTCTTGGAGGCGCTTTCGACGCGCAGACCGTCCCCGTTGGAGCCACCCTTGTCGAAGGCTTTGACGTGGGCAACGTCCTTGTTGTCACCCTTTTTTACCTTGCCCTCCCGCACCATCTTCCGGCGCGCAGCGTTGCGGGCCACACGGTTCTTAACTTGCTCCGGCTGTGCTTGGTACTTGGCAGAGGTTCCGTACTTGCGGTCTTCGGGATTCTTGTAAGGCATCACTTCCTCCGTGGCCGCCAGTGCTCGCAAGTTTCGACCGGACACCACCCACACAGCGGGCTGGATTTGGCGTTCCATATACCATTTTCCAAAGCCCCCTCCAAGCGGTCTAGCTCGTCGTTGAACACAGACATGTAGGTGGCTAGGTGCTCTCGGTAATGGGTCTTCTTCGGAAACTCGTTGCTCACCACGAAGGCTAGGCCTGACTTGATCTTCTGCACCTCCGGCATGTGCACGAACACAGCGCCTGCCATCAGATCGAGCTGGTGCATGTCTGCGTACTTGGCGTTCTTGCCGGTCTTGTAGTCGATCATGTGGGCGGTATCGCCGTCTACGATCAACAAGTCCACGATCCCACGCCACCATACGGCCTTATCGAAGAAGCTACAGGGCTCCAAGTCACGGGTAACCCCAAGCCTTAACTCGCAGTGCTTTTCCCCAGGAAATTGAGCCAGTGCTTCCACAGCGGGTCGCATGACCTTGTATTTCCCAGGGATCGGCGTTCCGTGTTTGATGTAGTGTTCAGCAGCAGCGTGAGCTTCTTCACCAAAAAGAGCCTCGGCCCCTTGAGTATCCTTGACATCCTTAGCCACCTTGAGGTGGTAGTACTTCTTCGGACATTGTGAAAAAGTCTTGATGCTGCTGTACGACCACGATGGCATTAGTTTTTAACTTTCAAAGAGCGGATTTCCGCCCAAGGATTATACCAAGCCATAGTTTCCCCCGCAGTTTGCCTTACAGACGATCAGCCACCAGCTTAGCATAACCCGCGATATCGAGGAAGTTATCCTTGTGCGTCGGGTTGCCGTACACGACACGCCCCATCTTGTGGGCGATCATCTCCATGCTCTCACGCATGTCAGCGTCCATGGCTTCCCAGCTGGGGCTGCTCCGCATGAGGTACTTCACACCCTGAATGAACTGCGCCTTGCTGGCGTAATCACCGTAGTCGTTGCCACGCTCGGTCAGGACCGTGTCTACGCTATCGTCCTCGGGGACGAACTCGGGCGAGGCTGGCTGCCCCTTGAGCTGCATCTCCCTATGTACAGCCCATGCGTGGCCGTAGAGCATGCCCACCGTCTTCGCGGTTTCGGTAATGCTGTAGCCCCGCTCCAGCAGTTTGCGCGCCAAGGCGCTCTTCGTCAGTTTACGCTTAGTCATTGTTTGCTCCTTACTTCAGATTGCCACCGCTCTTCAGGATATCACCGTCGTACGTATACGTGCCGGTGTGTGTCAGGCGGACAAAGGGATGGGCGTATACTTTGCCGCCGTGCTTCCGCCACAGCTCACAGAAATGGTAGTCCTCCGACAGAAGGGCCCCGCTCTCGTCGATACTGGTAGCGAAATACTCGTGGGTGAGGGGTTTAGCGTACTCACCCGTATCTGGGTCTTGGAAGGATGACACTCGGTAGGTCGGCACATGCGGTGCAAGATGCTCGAACACGCCGCGCTTGATGAGCATGAAGCCAGTGCCGCCGTGGCGCACCTCAATGACGCCCCCATCGTCGGTCTCAGCGTCTGCGCCGCCAACCATGTTGAACACGAACGCCCCAGCGTGATGCTCTAGCTCATCCAGCTTGCCTGCGCTTGCAGCGCGCTTGACGCTATCCCAGTTCACTTCCTTCTTGGGGTAGATGCCACAAGCGATGTCTCGGTCAGTGAGCATAAGCTGCGCCACTGCGTCCCCGTCGAAGCCGATGTCAGCGTCGATGAACATCAGATAATCGTGACCGCTCCCCAGGAACACACGCGCCAGCTCGTTACGGGCGCGGGTGATAAGGCTCTCGTTGGTGATCTGGCACCACGCCACATGCACCCCCAGCTCACGCATCTTGGCGACCGTGAAGAGCAGACCTTGCACATACGCACCTGTGCACATGCCACCGTACATAGGGGTAGCAATCATCAGGCTCGGGCGCTTGGCCTCGACCGGCTTCACCTTGATTTCGTCACTCACTTCATCTGCTCCTTCTTGTGCTGGTATACCTGCCGCGCAGCGGCGGCGAGGGTCACGCCGAAGTGTTCAGCAATCTCCTCAAAGGACTTACCAGCTACGTACATATCCCAAGCTACCTGCCGCCTCTCGGGCGTCCACCAACCGGCGACCTTACGGGGGCGACTGACGATGTTACCCGTCACTTCTTACGCACCGCAAACTGGTGGCCGATGTGAACGATGTCGAGTGATTCCGCAAAGGTGTTCACAAAGAAGTCCACAGCCAGCTTAGGACGGTGGAGGATGTCGCGGCTCTCACCCCACAGGTAGTCGTCGAACACCATCAAGCCCCCGTGCTTCAGCAGCGGCCACGCCATACAAGCGTCGGTCAGCACGTCCTTGGCGGTATGGCTACCGTCGATGTAGATAAAGTCGTACAGGTTTTTACCATCGACCCAGTGCGCCAGCTTACCCGCCAGAAACTCAGTGGACGTAGCCTTGTACTTGTAGACGCGGTTGTTGGTCCTGTCCGGCCCGTCACTTGCGAACCGTGTGTGCCCCCAGCTACCCTCGCGGCTACGGTGAAGCGCCGAATTGCAGTTGAGCGCCGCAATGATGTTGTGGTCGAACCGAGCTTCGATACCCTGCACGGTCTCAACGCTGTGTTCTTCGCTACCTTCCCACGTATCGACGCAGTCGATCCAATCGCCAGGGTTCATCATATTCTCAATGATCCAGACGGCGCTACGGCCCTCGAACGAACCGATCTCAAGGAACGACTTACGTTCCGGCAGCAAGCCCTTTAGCTGCTCCCACACTGGGATGTTGTGGCTGAACCAGTCTTGGGTGAATTTGTAGTCAGTCATATTCTTAACTCCCGTATGGGGCATCTGCTGCCCAAAGGATTTCGCTTACACGCACCTCAAGGCCGCGATCATTACCGCCGATCTGGTGGGTGCGATTGAATGATGTTTCGTAGGCCTGCGAACCGGAATGTATATCTTGGAAACGCAGAACAGCCCACTCATGGTTGTGCCCAAACGCGGTCGCATACTCGAAGTATATAACCGTACCGTTTTTGAGGCCTAAAGCATAGTCGTAAGGGTCGTAAGTACTCTTTATCAGGGCAGGGGGCCAACCTGCGGCGGTAAGTTCGCGAGTGTTGTTTTGATACTCGGTATCGTGTAGCTTACTATTCAGCTCAAAAATCTGCTTCTTGAGCTTATCAATTTCATCGTCCATTTGCTTTCTCCTCTTGTTAGCCCCCGTAGGAGGGGCCCATCTTGCTCTCACAGTTCAACGGCAACGCCGTTGCCCACTTTGGGCGGATACGCATACACTGCTCAACGAACGCACGGGCTTCATCGCGTGAGCTAGCGGGCGCTAGCGCACCCACAGCGTCATGCACGGTCATCACCACACGGTAGCGCCGCGCGACCATCAGCATCTGCTCACCGATCACAATGCGGGCCAGGGCCTGACAGATGTTCTCGACGGCCTTCCCACCATAGATGCGGTTAGGGATGACGGCCTTACCCTTCTTCTGATCGTAGACCATCTCGGTCTTGCCCTCTGGGGTTCGCACCGTGCGTAGGTTGGGATACTTGATGGAGAGACCGTTCGGCAGCTTGATACCGTCCGCACCGCACACCGTCAGCACACCGTCACGACCCAAGGGGGCAGTCTGGTTGCTGGCCATGGCGTCGAGTGCGCTCCCAGCTTGCCGCCACAGCTTCGGGATTTGCGCGTAAGCCTCCCGATACACCTCGATGATGCGTTTGCATTCGTCCAGTTCCATGTCCACGCCAAAGGTCTTCAGCTGCGCCTTGAACTTGGCCGCCCCCATACCGTAACCGCAACCCAAGATGGTGGTCTTACCCACGAACCGCTGGCCGTCCGTCACCTCTTCGACAGGCACATTGTAGATGGATGACGCCATGATCTTATAGACGTCCTCACCGGCATCGAAGGCAGCCACGAGGTCATCCTGTCCAGCAAGCCAGGCCAAGGTGCGCGCTTCGATCTGGCTGCTATCGCAGTCGATGAACGCATAGCCCTCGGGTGCCAGCATGGCTTTCTTCAGCGGTGACTTGCGCGGCAAGTTCTGGAGGTTGACCTTGTCGTCGCCACCCCAGCGCCCCGTGTGTGCAGCGTAATAGCGCAGCGGAACAGGCAACGCACCACGCTCCGCAATCTTGATAAACCGCTCGGTGCGTGTCTCCTCAAGGGTGGACTTCACCCCTAGCCGCGCAGCGACAATGGCCTGCACCTGTGGGTTCTCATGCTCCAGCAATTCCTTGAACGCCTCGTCGTTCTTGGCAAACGCAAAGGTCTCCTTGCCTGTGGTTGGGCTGATCTTCATGGGCGGCACAACACCGTGGAACGCCAGCAGCTCGGCCAGCTTGGGGTTGCTCATCAGGTCGGCCTTCTCATAGTTGAGCTTGGCCATGAGAGCTTCCTTCTGAGCTTGGACATTGGCCAAGTGGTCGGTCAACACCTGCTTATCTAGGACGAGGGCCGGCTCAGAGAACATTCGGATGGTCAGGTCGATCAGACGAAACTCCACTGACGGGAAGCCCTCACCAATGCGCTTGAACAGCTTGTACGTCAGCTCCACGTCGTTGATGCAGTAGTCGCCGTAGGCCGCCAGTTCTTCCGCCGTGAAGTCCAGTCGCCCCTTACCCAGCGCGTTGACAACCTCGGTGCCCTTGACGCCCAGCCCATACCGCTCGACGGCTCGTGCCAGGCTATTGCCAGCATCCGGCCCATCCAGTGCCCGCAGCATGGACAGGGTATCCACAATGCGTTTGGGTCGGATGTCGAACCGCCAGTTCATGATGGCCATATCGAACATCGCGTTGTGCGCGATGGCGATGCTGTTGGCCCAGTCGAACCTATCCAGCCAAGCCTTGGTCTGCTTGGCTGTGCCGGAGAACCACTGCGCCGGCTCGTCGTCCACCTTTACGGATACGCCGATAGCCTCAAAGCGCGAGTCACGGACATACTCCTCCGTTGTGATCTTCGACAGACTGAACTGCTGGCTGTAGTAGGTCTCGAAGTCTACGGTCAGGATGGTCATTTTGCTAATCCTTGTGGTCGCACCCAGCGCCTGCCGCGCTTTTCGTGTAGGACTAAGCTGACCGGCCCGTCCTGCCCGTAGACCCATGCGTAGTGCTGGCCCAATATCAGCGCTCCATCCACCGTATCGGCGTACGCCTGCGCCACGACGTACCCGTCCTGCGTGACGCGCGCTCGGTATTCGGTCATACCCATTACTCCCCATCGCGGTCGAAAGACCGCTTAATCAGTATGTAGCTAGGGGCTACAATCAGTGCGACCACCGTCCAGAAAAGTATCGGGTCATGCATCAGTCTGCTCCTTCGCTGCTGTTGCTTTAGTCTGCCACAAGTGGCCCTTGGCCCGCTCGGACAGCACCACTGGTCTCATTGCCCCGTCAGGGTAGCGCCAGTAGAACCTACGATTATGGATCACCACGTTTGCGTCTCTGCTAGAACGGCGCTCGGCTGTCATGCCACCCTCCAGCAGCGGGCCACGTTGTTCTCACGATCGGTTCGCACCGTGAACTTGCCACCATATTTGCGCGCGTAGGCCGTCATGGCGGCGTTGAGACGCCCCACAGCCTTGTCACCGTTACGGAGCATGACACCCACCAGGGGTATGGTGAAGCTATCCCCAACCCGAAGCTCTGCGAACGGGTACTTGCGTGGACGCCCAACAGCCACGGGCGGCATGGGGATGCGTTCTTCAATCTCAATCATGCTGGACTTCCCTTAGTGACAGTTCCCTTATCCCCCCACTGCTCGGCCATAGCCTCGGCAATCCCTTTGAACGTGGTGCTACGAAGCTTCCACCGGTCGGCACTGGGTGGGAGGTAGTGCAGGCGCTGGCGCTGGTTGTCAGGTAGCGCATCCATCGCAGCCTTGACGTTGTTGGTCGGCACCAGAGGCGGCAGGTTCTTCAGCCACAGGCACGTTGCCTTCTGCTCCATGTGGCCAAACATCCACGGCTGCACCAATTGCGTCTGCTTGACCCCGCCGATCCGCTCCTTCGCATACTTGTGCATGATCGGGTTCTCAATGGCGATGCGCGGCACAGGTGCGTCAAGCAGCTCGCGGAAAAACTCAGCTGCCTCGTCCAGCTTCTCCCAGCGTGACGGGTCTTTGTGCAGCCACGCTACCCCACTGTTGGTGAGGTAGGTGCAGGGCGGGTGGGCAATCATCAAGTCCCAACCATGCCCGTGTGCAAGCACTAGGGCATCACCTTGGATGTGCCACTGGGGATCACCATCAGTCGGCAGCAGGTCGCAAGACCAGGCGTCATGCCCACGCGCACGGAACGCATCGCGAACCGTGGCGCTATATTCACAGGCGACCAGAACCTTCACCTCAAAGCTCCATAAGCTTAGGCACAGAGGTGGTGGCCACCGTGTTCAGGAAGGGAATAACCGGCTGCTCACCACGCAAGGCAGCGTAGGCCAACTGCACCTTGGCAGTGTTGATGATCTTGCCAGCCGTGTTGTTGATCTCGCCTGCCTGCTTTAAATCCATGTCCCCATCACGCAGCTTGTCGAACACTTCGATCAGGCTGTCGCGGATGTCGGTAATGTTAGTCATTGGTTTGCTCCTTGGTTGATGAACTTTTTAATCTTGGTTATGAGTTCGAGGGCTTCATTTAGCTGTTTACTATGCCCCCCGCCCTTCCAGCTTGGGTGTGTAGGGCCCTCCATTATACCGTGTATCTCTCGATACTTCATTATGTTGCGCGCTCTGAATGCGTTAAGACACTCAGACGAACAGCATAGGTGGGCGTCAGGATGATACTTGCGATGTGTCCGTTGGTTCAGTGACGGAGTAAAAACCGTTTTGCACTCATGGCATGAAGCATCGTCGTAGTATCCTGACGCTATCAGTTCTGCGGGCCGGTACTCTCTCCTAGTAAGTACCTGTGATTTCTGCGCGGGAGACTTCTTGTTTAGATTTTTCCAGCATGACTCACAGCAAAACCTGGTGTCGGTACCCTTTGCAAGCCACCTTGAACGCTTTTGGCTCGTTAACGGCACATCTGCACCGCAGAGTATGCAAGGTACGCTTTGCGGTACACTTGCTCGGCGTTCCTGTTCTTGCCTCCACTTGATACGGCGTTCCTCTTTCGCTTCCTTGGTGTAATGGCCGTTTTTCCATTGTGAGTGTGCAGGGCCTGTCCGCTTGTTGTTATGGTTATATGCAACCAAGCGATCCCTAGCAGCCTTTTGAGCCGGTGACCCCCATGGAGGCATCTTACCCGACTCCCACCGTGCCCGAGAATGTTGACCACGCGACAGGTGAAGGCACGGCTTTGAGCAGTAGACTGTTCTGGCCGCCCGAATGTTTTCACGCTGCTTTACACTAGGCGCAAACTCTGCGCTGCACACGCCGCACGTAGCCATCACTCGTCCCCCTTCATTTCGCGCACCAGTGGGCGCACCATCTCCCAGTTCTCCTCGTTAGCCACCACAGCCACGCCGCCAGCGAGGCGGATGCTCTCGATCTCACGGGTTTGCAGCGCGGTCGGCTTGTTAGCGCCTGCCTTGCACTCAATGGCGAGGAAGCGACCGTTCACACAGGCGATGATATCCGGCACCCCACTGCGACCGTAGCCGTGCGTGGCAGGGAAAAAATAGTAAGCCCCCTCGCCCTTGAGGACGGACTCCACCTTAGTTTTTATGCGCTTTTCTGGTGTTTGCGCCATGAGTTTGCTCCTCTTGGTTGGGTGTTCCTACCCTTTTTATACTGATTGTCAAGCGATACCCGTGCGCTCCCTCGCATAGGCAATCAGCACCTCACGCATCTCGGCACTCGGATTGCGGAACCGTTTGTAGAAGTCGAGGATATCCTGGGGGAGGCGCATGGTGACGTGCGTCATGCGTGGAGGGGTGAGCGGTGCGAGATGTGCGAGATGTGCCTTGTTCATTGTGTGTCCTTCATCAGTAGGTGACGGTCGAGGCGGTCAAGCACCTCGGTGACGTCTGAGAGCAGACGCGCTGCTTGGTTGGATTCGGGTACGCCATCAACGGTGTCCCAATCGGCGTAGTCGTCGAGGTAATTGTAGACCCCGCACAGCGCCTCATGGATGTCGATCAGAAATGTGCGGTGGACGTAGGGCATCGCGTGCTACTCCCTCAGTGTGTCGATGGCAGCGGTGAGCGGATACCAGGAATATCAATCCCTGCGCCGTCCAATGCCCGTATCAGTGACGTTATGAGGTGGGCGTGGTTCATCGTGATATCGATGATGTCTTGCATCGCCTCGGTCAGGGATTCGATGGTTTCCTCTTGCGCGTTGTCGTCGTGCATCTTCAGTCCTCCCGTGTGTCATAGCGGTAATCACCATAGGCAGCTTCAGCGTCCATGATGTCCTCACTGACCCGTTCGTGGGCGTACTTGATGATGGCTATGTCCTCGGCGTCTGTGGTCTCGATGCTGTAGCCGTTGTGCCGCACGTCCTCGATTCGCAAGTCATCGCCGTCAGTCTCATAGATCACCTCGACCTCCCAGACCTCGTCCCCCCGCTCCAGCTCGTAATCGAAGTGGAGGGTGTATCGCCCGCTATATGCACCGTAGCCGTTCATGTGCTTGCTCCTCAGTTGCTATCCCAGTGGTGGTAGCCCGCGCCGTTGTCGCCACGGCCCCTGTCGTAGGCGTCCTCGCGTTCCTCGTCGGCCCGCTCCACCAGCACCATCGCAAGCTCCTGCCAGTTGGTGTCGGTGTTGGTGCCATACTTCACCCAACGCTTCAGGCCTTCCCAAGGCAGGGTGCGGAAGTAATCACGATCTTTCTTAGTCATTGGTTTGCTCCTTCTTCGTTAGGCCCAGCGCATACAGGCGCTGGCGCAGGTGGTTGGGGGCAAAGCCCCACAGGCCAAGCACGTTTCGACCATACAGAGCGCACTCCTTGTTAAGCTCTGCCTCAAGGGCGCGTAGCTGTGCCTTGGCCTCGTCGTACTGGTGCAGCAGCGTGAACACTTTGAGTTCGTCGGTCATGGTTTGCTCCTCAGTAGATTTCGATCTCGCGGCGGATACCCAGGCGATACTCACGGTACATCGAACCGCCGCGCTCTGTGTCGTCGTCATCCTCGCCGATCCGCACCATCTCCCAGTGCGCCCTGTGGGTTGCGTGTTCCTCGGTGTTGAACGCTTCCTCGAACTCCCGCACCGCAGCCCATGCTGATTGGACATATTCGTAATCGTCGTACCACTTCACATCATCGTACTTCACGGTCACTAGGGGGTGGTCGTCGTATTCGAAGATGCTGCACCAGGCTTTCGGCCAGTGCTTATCAATCCATGCCGCAATCTCGCTGGTCTCTGTCTCGCCCGCTGGGTAGAAGGCGAACATCACATCACTACGGTAGCCCATCTTGCTTCTCCTCAAGCCATCATCAGGATGAAAACACAGGCGACCAGTGCGGCCACCACGAAAACGGATTGCACAGGGGTCTCCATATTACTGCTCCCCCCGCGCACGGATGGCGGACTGGAAGTCCTCCTCGTTCTCCACCACGTTCCAGCGGGCGATGAACGCTAGCAGCCACTGCCAATGCTCCCCCACCACCAGAAGTAGTTCGTCGGCTGACATGAGGGGCAGGTTGTTCGT